TGATCTTGATATGACATAATGCCGGGTTCGATAAACCGGACCTTATAACTCTTGGGATTAGCCATTAAAGTAGTTTCACTTGTTTTTCTTGAATTGTCAATAACGCTCAAAAAGGCTTGCAATATATTAATATATGGTATAAAATTAAAATAAAGGACGGATAAAATATTTATGAACTTACCAGTAAATTACGAAGAACTTTCAATTCCTATGCGCCGTGAGGTAAGAGAAGAATATATTCGCAGACAAAAAGGACTTTGCTCTTTTTGCGGTGAACCTTTAAACGGAGACCCAAGGACAGATATAAAATCAAAAAAAATAACAGTAAGGCGTTTCCCTGAAAGCTTTTTTAAGTGGCCTGTTCATTTACATCATGACCATGATACCGGAATGACTAAAGGCGCTGTTCATTGTTATTGTAACGCGGTTTTGTTTGAATATTACGGAGAATAACTACTCCAATACCCAAACAGGACTACACCTACACCCATAATCTTCCCCAGGATGACCGCGACGCCCTGTTTTAGCGTCAACTATCGGGGGATCGTCTACCGAATGGATTGTGCCTTGCAGTTCTTTATGTTCCGGGCGAACTCGGATATCATGCGACGTTGACCAGCGATATCGCCTAACTCCTGCCGAACTTGCGCGATTCATCGAGAATTTACTAAAAAATAGGGAAGTTTCCTGACGGGCGAGAAACTCGGCCTTATTCGCGGATACGCCCCATTCGCTCATGATCATATCAGTTAAGGATTCGTCACTCTCGGACGTTTGATACCTTTCAACCATATCACGGAGTCGGGTTATTTGTTCCGGGTTCCAGTTTTTTACGTTCAGTTTTTGGGAATCGTTATAATCCCGGCGCAATTTCTCAGCGGTACGGCGGTCAAGAGTAGGACGGGTTCCGATGGGAAACGTTTCCGCGATATCCTGATCCATAGCGAAAAGTGGTAAATCCATTGAAAAAGATAGTGTTTTTATGGTTTCATCAACCTTCGCGGACATCGCGTCAATCTGCTTATTAATCTTGTCAACAAGAGACTTTCGGTGTCCCTCGGCCTTAAGAGCCGCGACCAATACGTCAGCCGGCGCGTGAAATATAACGCGCCATGTGCCTGACCGCTTGTCGAACGTAGCGAACCGGGAAAGCTCGCGCGAAATAGCGACGTTATACGTTCCGGAAAAAACACCCTGAGCATATTTGATCTTACCCTTATTGATTGCCGCAACCAAAGGCGAAGGGGACGCATTGTTTAACTGTTTCGGTATTAAATCCAACAAAGGAGCAAAGTACGCGTCATAAAAAACTTTGCGGAGGTGTTCGTCAGTTTCGGAAAAATACGATGGTTTAACGCGGAGCATCTTTTCTGCCATTAAGAGCATTCTTCACCGCGTCACGCGCAGCCTTAAAAACCTCAATACCTTTGTTTTCCTTCACCGGGTCAACCGACTGAGCGCCCCCCGGAGGAAGCGGGCGAGCCTGAAACTTAGCCGCCAAATCAGCGGATATAGTTTCACCTTTTGCCAGTTCGTCGCCTATCGCCTGACCGTCAGTAATAAGCCCGCGATCATAAAGCATACAAATCCGGTTTATTTCCGACGCTTTTATCTGTTCAGCTTCCAGTGCGGGCAGAGCCTTAAGCGGAGGGAATTTGAAACGGAATTCAGGAACATAGCCCCAAAGGTTCGCGCAAGCAAGCTCGATCATTTGTTTTATTTGCGGGCGCATTTTGGCTTGTATTTCTGACTGTACCATTTCGTTGTAATTATCAGCGTCACCCTCTCCGGTAGCATTGAGCCCGGAAGCGGAAGTCCCAAAGAGCTTTGTCATAGGGATACGCAAAGCAGAGGCAATGCCGATACGATTCTCGCGCATAACGTCAGCGAGTCCCGCAAAGGTCAATGTTTTCTGTTCGTATTCTTCCTCAGCATCCAAAACAAGGGCGTTGATATAGCTCTTCACCTCATTGGCTGCTTTGATACGCGCGGCAATGGCGTTTGTGCCTCCCGCGGTTAAAAGCTTGTTTGCAAGGCCTTTTATCTTGTAAATATCGATCTTGGATTCGTCGAGGATTTCGTAAAGGACATCCTGAGTCTTAAGATAGTTGTTAAGGTCCCGAAGCATCCTCTCGCCCTCGCTCATACCCCAGCCGCGCAACTGACGTCGAATATACGACGGCGCACGCTTGCCGGTCATAAAAATGATACGCGAGGTATGTATCGGCTGTCCCTGATAATACAAAAGATCAGCCTTTGTCATATCGTCATAGCCGAGGAATTCGTCAAAGTTGGATGACTTGGCAGAAACTTGCCATCGGTCGAAATCATAAAACTCAATCGGCGCACCTTTCATGCGGCGCAAATTAAGGGGTTTTTCCGGGTCTTGATCAGTATTGATAGCCAATCCACCACCACCATACACGCGCTCCCAAGATTTAGCGTCTTCAAGATGTTGCCAAGAGTCATGGTCTTCGAGCCAGTCAAGTATCTGGTCAACGTCTTCAGGAGACATTTGCGCCGATTCAATAACGATTCTCCGCGCCAAAGCATCCTGGATAGGCAACTGTACGGCTGTCTGAAACAGTCCATTGCCAGAATACAGGTAGGTCAAAACTATGCGATTGAGCGTTATGAGTGAATAATTATTGGAGAATGCGGTTGTCCCGTACCCTGACAGCGAACTTCCCCCAGTAACGGAAGATGCCGCCAAAAGGCCGACGAGCTCAGCCCCGGAGTTTAAAAGCGCTGCACGTGTGTGTTTTTTTTGCGTCATGGAATTATAATACCCCCTAAAAAGGATTATGACCAGTCAACGTCTAAAATATTAACTTGTCCCGTGTGTTCGTGCATTTTCATGATAAGACAGTCTAAAAGATGGTCGTCGCCATCCTGAAGCTTCGGCATTTGATTGCCGTTCTTATCTCGCGCCCATGCGTATGTAGAGATTTCGCGCACCATATTGGTCGAGCCTTCGATTACATGAATCGTGTACCCCTGCAAGCGCGTTGCTACGTCCTCTTTGTAGTTTGCCTTTTTCTGTACGCCCTTGATACCCATGAGCCCCAAACGGTACAAATCGCCAATAATGTCAGGCCGCGCACAGTCAGCCGTTACCTCTTCATATTCTGTCACCCCGGCGTTTTTTAATTCTGAGTATAAAACATCGTTGAAAAGGTCTGTTTTGTATACCAGTTCCTTAAACCATATTTCCCGTGTAGCCTCGCGCACCCAAACGCGACCCGCTGCCGAAGGATCGTTAGAAAACCCAAAGTCAAGCCCGACGCCAATATCGGTATGAATCATTTCATCAGGAACCTTGCTAACAATATCCCACTTGGTAAAGACGCACCCTTCCATCTTGGTAAACTCACCCAGCGCCCATAGCTTGTACTTTTCCGGGTTCGTCTCTTTGTAGCCCTCAAGCACCTTGCGTGACGCCTCAGGGCAAAAGGCATTGTCTTTGTACCATGTGCGGAGAACAAGGGCTTTGCCGGTAGGCGTGTCGAATATAACCGCCTTGCTCAGTTCGTGCGGAACTTGAAGAAAACGGCGCTGAAGCCAGTGCATCGAGCCGGGAATTTGCGCTATCGGATTGAAAAGCAAAAAAATCTGTCCGTTATAGTTTCCCGGAGACAATCCGGCATCCAGGGAATCGAACTCATTTTCTGACAGTTCGTTCGCTTCGTCTATCTCTATCTTGGTCGCCCCAACCAGGGAGCGTATCTTCATTTCATCATCAAGGCCAAAGCCCCGGAACCTTGACCCATTAGGAAGCCCTATTTCCTTGTCAGTTTTGTTTTGGTCAACCCTGATGTTGTTACGGTTAAAAAAGCCCGTATGTTGCGAATAAATAGAATCCTTGACCGTTGCCCCTACCTTACGAATAAGCGGGATAAAATGTCCCGGCTCTGAGGCCGCGGTAATATCAAGTATCTGTCCGACATCGTGACTCTTGCCGCTTCTGCGTCCTCCATACACGATAAAATACCGGACATCTTGGCGGAGCCGTCCGTCGGCAAAAAGTTGCTTGTATACGTCGTTTATCTGGATGTGGGGCATTTACTTCTTTTTCTTTGAGGACGTGACAAAATCCAGCGTGAAATTCCGGTCATTGCCTTCTGAGTCGGTCAGTCCGATTTCTTGCTTATCACGCCATTCTTTGGGCTTTCGATTCTTCAGCCAGAAAATAATGGCCGTTGCATTCGGAGGTAGCTTTTCCCGGAACTTCGCTATTTCTATTTTGGAAAAACCTTTTCCGGTTCCGACAGTCATCGGGCGTTCAGCATCATACTCGTAACCCATAGCCAATTCATACAAAGAACGTTCGACTCGAGCGTCGGCAATTTCCTTGCCACGCTTTACGGCGTCAGAAAAATCTGGCTTCTCGTGCATCCAAACGTTAAGGGTTTCCCTTGTTATCCCAAGTTTTGCAGCAATTTCCGGATTAATAAGCCCTTGTCCGGCTGCCTCTTCGGCTATTTTGCACATGGAAGGCAAATATTTTGAAGGGGCGCCAAGCTTCTTTTTTGTTTTAGCTACCGGCATGATCCCTCCCGAATATCTGTCCATGACGATTCCTTTTTTTTCGGAGTTTGAGCGATTAATTCATCAGCCATCTTCCCGGCAAGGGAATTGACGGCTTTGTCTATATTTTTGGGGGAGGCGTACTTTGCCCTTATTGCGTCCAGATCGTGAGTTTTTCTGATTATAGTTTCGGCGGTGTAGTTAGGCATGGATCAGCCCCCAGTCCTTCGCTTGAGCGATTGCCTTGTCTACCGAGTCGACAACTTCATATGGCCAATTATTGGCAATACAGACAAATTGAAACGATTTTTGAGAAACCGACTGTCTGCCCCCAGGTTGTTTGAATTCAAGGCCAAAGAATCGAGCTGTATTCCTCTCGAGCAAAATAGTATCAGGAGCCCCAGAACGAAAGCCAAGGGCAACCAATCGTCGGTATTTCCTTGCGGTCATACCCGCAATCTCTCCGTTAGGTATCATTAAAACATATACCCCCAAAAGAGACAGGGCAGAGACCGCTTCTGCTTGTATCCGTGATTCGGCATAATCTCTTTTTATTGACTTCTTTACGGGTTTTTCCTTGACGGTTCCCGATCCTCCGGTTGGAGGTACGATCTTTCCTTTTGCCGTTGCTTTCGGTTGATAGCCGTGTGTTCTCATTTCTTCACCTCAGGGACACTCACACACTTCACCTCTCCCCCGAATCCGCAGAGAGTCGCTTCGCAGTTTACGGTTGGCTCATGAGGTTTGCCATGTTGGCAGGCGGGAGCATGATGACACGTTCCAGCTTTAATACAAATCTGTTGCATATAAATAGTGTACCCCTTTTTGGTATAAAAATAAAGTGTATGAAAAAAGATACTCTTGTTCGATTTTTAATATTTTGTATTTTGCAGACCCCTATATATGTGTAGAAATATATAAGTATATATAATACAAAATAACAATATATTATTTATATATATATTAAATCCATACACCGTAAGGATTTAACCCTCAATAATATTTTGCAAAACATAACGCAAAATATTACATTTTATTACAAAATATCCCGTAAAAAACGTTAAAAAACGTTCCCAAATCGTAAAAAATAATATATTGCAATATTTTGATAATATTTTGCAGTGAGTTTTTGCAAAATATTATTCCTCCTTTTCATCAAAAAATTGCGCTGAAACCCACCTTATCGACGGCTTACCCGCCCCCTCAAGCTTTCTTGTTCTCAAGAAAATAGCCCCGGAATCTTTTATCTGATCCAATATTCCGGTCCAAACAAAACGACTTTTCCCAAGTCCTTTCTTGCGTACCAAGATAGAAGGGGAAATTCCTTCCGGTCCAGCATCCTCAATTATGGCTATAATTTGTTTGGAAAGTTTCTCAGATTCGTCATCAGCCACGCACCGCTGTATCTGCTCAACGACCGTCTCTGCGGACCAGATAGCTAAAGAAGCCCCCCAGCTCATCGCCTCAAGAGTCATTGAGGGCTTTTTGAAGTCTCTCGAAGCGGAGTAAATCATAGCCAACTTCATAGCGTTTTCCGCTACTCGATTGTAAATACTGGAAAATTGTTTCTTTTCAAAAGCGATAACGGAATACTTTTCCGATAATTCTTCCCACATTGTCCGTGCGTCCGGACTCGGAATTATGACAACCGGATCAATTTCTATCTCAGGGGAATACACGGAAGCCAAATTACCGCCTTGAGGAAAGAATTCGTATAGATCCTTGAGTTTATTTATCAGCCCTTGAGGCGGTGTACCATGTTCCGGAAAAAGAGTTTTCGCATAATCAGGCGAGTTAAATACTATATATCGGCCAAGAAAACCATCAGAAGCGTCCATTGATGTAATAGCCGACCAGAACCGATCCGGAACAGTTACCCCGTTGACGACAACATACGGGGAGCGGATAATCAATTGTTTGTTCGTTTTCCGGTCCGCGCGTTCCTTCCCTGTGTACGGTTTATTGGAACAGGACCATATTTTTGTTAGAACGTCGCCAATCTCTATTTTATTAGTATTGGCGTTTTTATTGTTCACCCCGGCCAAATATCGCCCGTATTCGTCGAGTGCGTAACACCTGACAGGAGTTTCAGAAAGCGCCGATATAATAGCCGTACCGGAAACCGGTTCACCTCCCACAAACTTTTCCGCTCCTGCTCGTATCAAAAGATCGGGAATAACGCCAATTACGACATCTTTCCCCTGTCCGGAAGGGATGAGCGTTGCGATAAACACGTTCGCTCGAAGATTGGTATAACTCGAATACTTGCGGTTCATGAGCGTTGAAACGACAGATATAGCCGCGCCCAAGGCGGCAAGAGGCTGTTCTTTCCTGGAAATCGACATAACATATTCATAAATGTCTTTCAAAACGCCATCGGAAGGTATAATACCATCCGGCATGGGTCCGGCCTTTGTTACTTTCGAAGCTATAATAGTTTCGGCTTTCTTTTTCTGTTCTCCGTCCCACAAGCGGGCAGCTATAAGCGCCCCGGTATTTTCAAGCTCTTCTTCTTCCGGGGTCTTTATCGCATATCCCGAGACTGACCGGGCTATAATTTCTACCTCTTTTTCATCGAGCGGAGGGCGGCAGGCGTTAGCGTTGCGGTTCAATAGCGCTGCGAGTATTTCATCGTACCCAAGACCTAACTTGCGCAAGGACCCGGCGACTGACGTGAGCGACGCGTTTCGGGAACCTTCAAAAATTGCAGAGCCTTCCGGATTATCCGTTCTCGCCGTATGTATCGGAGCCGTTGCCTTATCGATAAGGTCTACCCACCAAGAAGGGGCAGGCGCTGGATCAAAAGCGTTTAACCATTCATAGTTACGGCCAGATTTATGATTCGACGGCGGGACGACTATATACCCACCGTCAGCCCGTGAATCAACTCCGGGGATAATCTTCGTTCCCGATTTTACCGGTTTTCCAGGATATGCGAAAACAAGGTGTTTCCCGCCCGAGCCTGTTTCCTGCATGAGCGTTTCAGGAATTTCCTTTTCGCCGATCGCTTCTTTTGCAAGTTCCTCGTCGTCAATATCCATGACGATAATACCGGATTCCGGACCAGTGCAGACACCAATATTAGCCGCGGGCCACATCCCCCACCAAGAGGCTATTTTTTCAGGATCATTTGAAGCGTCTTTTAGTCCGGCTTTAGTGCGAGGATGCTTTCCAATACTCTTGCAATCATCATGTCCACACGTACACGTATGATTCGGGCGTGCGGTATGAAGCGGAATAACTGACCAACCCCTCGTTGCATACTCAAGGGCTGCTTGAAGATTCGTCATGATAGCCTCTTATTTTGCGTTAGTTTCTTCCGGGAATAAATACGCGACCAAATCTCTGAATACTGGCAAAGAAAGCTCGCTCTTTCCTGCCATCCAATTATAAAGCGTTTGCCGAGAAACACCGATTCTGGCCGCGACAACCTTGACGTTGCGGTCTTCGAGTTTCTTTTTTATTTCATCATTGGAAATCATTAATGCCTCCATATAGAACAGATTACCCGCGTTTATTAAATAAGTCAATAGACATAAATAAAAATAAAAATAACGCTTGACATAAAAAAATACCGGCGCTATACTGATTTTAGTTTGAGAGTAGAAAAGGAGATACAGAAATGTATAGAACAGCGAATGAGGCTATGTACGACAAAATCGCCGTAAGCCCATTAATTCCCTATGAAGCCCCCATAAATTGGAAAGACATTCAGGAAGGCGACGCGGAAAAAGTCGAGGCAAAAGAAATTTGCGCCCGATGCTTTTCTGTTATTAAGCCTTACTCGAGTGCGTTTCCTATGGATGCGGGGCAGGGCGGTACTTTTTTAGTAAATGAGAATTCGGGCTTGTGCGAGGCGTGTTTTAATATTCTTCGATTTCACCCGATTAATTATAAACCCGTCCCGAACGTAAAAATCAATTACGCTTTCGGTTCGGAAGTTCTACAGACAATCGAGGTAATATGATATCACTCAGCTCTCTGACCGCCCCGGAACGGCGTCCATTAATAATGACCATTTGCGGGGAGGGCGGTATCGGTAAAACGACACTCGCCTCATACTTCCCCGGACTGGTAATGGTTCGCGCCGAGGACGGCTCGAAATCGATCGAATCACGCGGGGATGTCGCCATGTTCCCCGTCGCGAAAAGCACGAACGACGTTATGGAAGCAGCAATGGCGCTCTTGACGGAAGAGCACCCTTTCAAGACGGTGGCCTTCGACACCGTGACCAAGTTCAACACCTTTGCCGAGGCCGAAATCATGGAAGCGGACCGGAAAGCCGGCGGGAAAGGCGCGTCAATCAATACCGCTCTCGGAGGGTACGGCGCGGGATATTCTGCCGTCGCAAACTACCATTTCGAGCTTCGAAAAATCGCGCAGCGCCTGGCAGACGAAAAGGGCATGAACGTCCTTTTTCTCGCCCATGTCGAGGTTGAATCTTTGGATCTTCCTGACCAGCCCCAGTTCTCGCGGTACACAATCAGGATGCATAAGAAAAGCGTTTCCCACTATGTGGACGACGTGGACGTGGTAGCCTTCCTAAAGCTCAAGACCTTCGTAACGGGAACCGACAAAGACGGCAAACGGGCAAGCACATCAGGTGACCGTATAATCACTTGTTACCCGCACCCGGCGCACGTTTCAAAGAACCGTCTCGGGATCAAGGTTGATTTACCCTTCGTGGAAGGTGTCAACCCGTTCGCGGAATATTTGGTATGATCTTTTTACCCTCCGACCGAGAAATGATTATAACGGCACTGCAATGTCGTCGCTGTATAATCGAAACCGGAGATTATGCCTTGACGGCAGGAGACGCTATAAAAAGCGGTCATCCTGAAATGGTTCAAACCCTTTCAACCGATCAAATGAAAATAATTATTCGGACGGAAGAGCTAGTTAACGGATTACTGAACGAAAGGTAAACTCACTGGCCCCCCGTGCCTATCGCGGGGAAAGGAATAAAAGAATATGGCACAGTTAGGAACAGATTATCAAGGCGCGAAGCCCATGGACGATTTCTCCCCGATTCCCGTCGGCGACTACAAGGCCGTTATCACGGATTCGGAAGTAAAGGCAACCAAGGCCGGAGACGGTCAGTATCTCAACATGAAGGTTGAGATCATCGAAGGTGAGTTTCAGGGACGGATCCTTTTCGTAATCCTGAACCTGTGGAACCCGAACCCGAAGGCCGTCGAGATCGCCAACCGGGAACTTGCGACTATCGTGGCCGCCGTGAACAAGCCCGGAGCGCAGGACTCAACGGAGCTGCACAACATCCCGATGACCATCAAAATTGGCATTCAGCCGGGAGTTGGCGAGTATGGGCCAAGTAATAGGATTAAGAACTATATGGCGTACGCGGCCCCCGTTGTCTCTCAAGGCGCGAATGGGACGCCCGTCACCATTGTAACCAAGCCCGCGCCCACCCCAGCAGGTCAGCCCCCCATCAACCCGGCAACCGGAGTGCCCTACAAGCCGTGGGAAAACTGGCCGGGGAAGTAAGATTTTTTACCCTGTCCGTATAGTCGGGGTTCTCTAAAACTTTTTCAAGGAGTGTTTTATGGACGAAAGAAAGATCGTGAGAACGAACAAAGCTGGCGTGTTTTTTGGAAAGATCGAAAAGAAAGATGGTAACACCGTTACACTTTCAAGCGCTCGCCGGTTATGGTACTGGGAAGGGGCGGCAAGCCTTTCGGAGCTCGCGCAGTTTGGCACGGCAAGCGTCAGCGGATGCAAGTTTCCCTGTGCAGTCGATGAAGTCGAGCTTTTCGACGTTCTCGAAATACTGTCGGTGACAAACGAAGCCGCCGCGTCTATTGACGGGGTGAAAGAATGGAAGCGTCGATAAAACGATTTTTGTCCGGCTCCGGCTCCGGCGACGGCTCCGGCGACGGCTCCGGCTCCGGGGACGGCTACGGCTACGGCTTCGGATCCGGCTTCGGCGACGGCTCCGGCTCCGGCGACGGCTACGGCTACGGCTACGGCTTCGGATCCGGCTTCGGCGACGGCTCCGGCTCCGGCGCCGGCTACGGCGACGGCTACGGCTCCGGCTCCGGCGACGGCTACGGCGACGGCTCCGGCTCCGGCGACGGCTACGGCTACGGCTTCGGATCCGGCTTCGGCGACGGCTCCGGCTCCGGCGCCGGCTACGGCGACGGCGACGGCGACGGCGACGGCTCCGGCTACGGCGAAAAACTCATGAAATATCAAGGGAAGAAAGTTTATTATATAGACTCTATTCCTTGTGTATTTGAGTCGGTTCATGATAACTGGGCATCGGTCATGGTTATAAATTGCGAAGATTTTACAACAAAAAAAGCCGTTGTAGCAAAACTTGACGGACTATTCGCTCATGGCGAAACGGTTCGCAAGGCCTTCTCAGCTGTTACCGAAAAAGTCATGGATAACATGGACGATGACGAGAAAAAGCGTCGCTTTCTTGAAGCGTTCCCGGAATACGAGACACCGTACAAAATCGATGATTTCTTTTCATGGCATCACATCGTTACCGGATCGTGCGAGTTTGGCAGGAAGAAATTCGCGCAGGAACACGGAATCAACCTTGATGGAGAAATGACCGTCAAGCAGTTCATCGAGTTAACGCGAGGATCTTATGGTGGGTATCGGATCGGCGAACTTTTGGAACTGTACAAGAAGTAAACACGCGTGCTCCCGGCGATACGGGGGAAAGGAAGTTTTATGGAACAGAAAAAAGTCACGCTTGATACCATCAATTCAGGCGCGGCGATTGACCTTTTCAATGAGGAGTTTGAAGCCCTCTTGAAAAATCTAGCGGATGAAAACACCTCTCCAACAAAGACTCGGACGATCACGTTGAAGGTTACGGTCAAGCCGAACGAAACACGGGAAAGCGCTGCCACCATGGTCGAGGTCTCCCACTCTTTCGCTCCGATGAAACCCCATGCCGGTATGGTTGTTTTTTCTTCCGATGGAAGGAATATAGAGGCGTTCGCGGTCAGTCAAGGAAAACAGCCTGATCTACCGGGCGTTATTCAATTCGCTGAAAAAGCAGGGGGAGAAAAGTAATGGACGGACAAGCAGTTTTAGAAATTGCCAAACTCGAAGACGCACAGAAAACTATTGTTGTCGGGGAACAAACCTTTTCCCGCGAGGAATTCAAACCGGTTATTTTCGACCCGCGGCCTTCAGCGGTTGAAGGAAACACGCTCACGGGATTGATTGACTATATGCGGGCAAATGTCGAGGGCGTAAAGCTCGAAGGTTGCCTCTTGCTGGTCAAGGATTACGCCCATGTCGAACTGGTTGAAAAGTTTTCCGGAGCACGAAAAACTCGTACCGTGTTCTTTTCGGCCTCGCTCGACAAAAATCTCCCCGCATTCCCCTTTGATAGCTTTATCGCGGTTGAGGATTTTATCATCAAGGCGCGGTCTTTGTTTCAGAACACGGCAGACCTTGACGCGGTTGTTTCGCTTGTTTCCCGCGTGACTGAACAGAACCAGATTACCGCCAAAGATGACGGAATTTCTCAGGAAGTACAGGTCAAGAAAGGTCTTTCCGGCGCGGTGTCGGAAGGCGTTACGACCAAGGGCGTATATGCCCTGCGGCCGTATCGAACCTTTCGGGAGCTTCAACAGCCCGAATGCTCGTTTATTCTTCGCCTCAGAGCAAAGACAGACGCGCTCCCTGGCGCTGCCTTGTTTGACGCGGAAGGCGGCACGTGGCGCAATCTCTCGACGGAAGCTATAAAAGCCTATCTGGTTGAACAAACCGGCGTATATGGCCTTTCAGTTCCCGTAATCGCATAGCCCACCTATCAGGCTTGGCCCCTTCGGGGGCCGTTTTTCGGAAGTGAGAGGCGCCTCGGATAGCGCCGGGATATGCGAATCTGCACCCACCAAGTCGCGTTTACCTAATGGTGAGGTGCTAGCCGAGTTCGACTCTGGCCACTCCCGTTTTTATGGTACAAAAATAATTACGATTTA